AGACGGCATGCCAGTAGGATTAATTGGAAGATCAATTAAAGAAAAAAGATTTAAAAACAGCACTAATCTGCCAAAAAATAAAACAATGTTTAATATACACAGGGCAAAAAAGATTGGAGAGCATGTAATCATAGTTGAATCAAGTTTTGATGCAATACGTATACATCAGGCTGGTTTTCCAAATGTTGTAGCAACACTTGGAGGTCATCTGTCAAAAGAAAATATATTCTTATTGAATAGATATTTCAATAAGATTACTATAATGACAGACGCAGATTTAGCTGGAAGAGAGCTTGGATTAAGCATAGCTTCCAGACTAAAAAATAAAGACATCTTGTGGGCTTCTTATGAATATGGTAAGATATATCCACATGATGCAAAAGATGCAGGCGATATGACTGATGAAGAAATTAAAGCGTGTATCAAAAATTCTGTATCCGATATAGAATACAGATCTTGGAACTCGTGATATAATAAAGATACAGATGGATTTATACCATCAATTACATAAGGAGATATAAATGAGTATAGTAAAAGGTCTAAAAGACTTAAATAAGGCACTAGATAAGCCAACATACAGTGGCGGAGATGAAAATAAAGGTCGATGGTTAAAGATCGAAGACGGCGAAAGCGTAAAGATTAGATTTCTTCAGGAGTTAGATCCAGATTCACCTAATTACAATGATAAGCTTGGTTGTGGATTTATTGCATTAGAGCATACAAATCCAGCAGATTATCGTCGCAAGGCTCTAGATACAATGGAGACAGAAGGTCGTGACTGGGCACAGGAACAACATCGCAAGGATCCAAAAGCTGGTTGGAAGGCAAAGACACGACTCTACATTAATGTTCTTGTAGATGATGGCAAGGAAGAGCCATATGTAGCAATTCTTTCACAAGGTTCAAGCGGTAAGACCGTTACACCTACACTTATTGAATACGCTGGAGAAATGGGTTCAATCACAAATCTTATGTGGCGTATCAAGCGAACTGGAACAAAAACAGATACAAGTTATACAATTATCCCACTAGGAAAAGATGAGGCTCCATTCGATACCTCAAACCTAGAATTGTATAAGCTTGAAGAAACTGCAGTTCGTGATCTTCCGTATACGGAACAAGAAGCCTTCTTTGCAGGAGAAGGTGGCAATTCAGAGTCTAGCGATTCAGCTACATCAAGTAGCCTAGACTGGTAAAAGTAAGTTAAAGGCGGAGAATTAATGTCATTCACACACTTGCATGTTCATTCATACTACTCATTGATGGATGGCCTTAATTCTCCTGCCGAACTTGCACAGGCAGCAAAAGATGCAGGGCAGACTGCATTAGCAATTACTGATCACGGAACGCTTTCATCGCATCGTGATATGCAAATTGCTTGTAAGGAAATTGGAATTAAGCCGATACTGGGTGTTGAAGCCTACATATCGCCAACAGATAGATTTGATCGTTCATCAAAAACAGATAAATCAATTCAAGCATATAACCACATTATTCTTTTAGCTAAGAATCAAACTGGATTAAACAATATCCATGCGCTTCAGGAACTTGCTTGGAATGAAGGTTTTTATCATAAACCACGTATTGATAGAGAGGTGCTAAAAGAATATGCTGAAGGTATTATTGTATTGTCTGGATGCCTTAATGGGCTTATCTCTAAATGCATCGAGAAAAATGAGTTCTCTGAAGCTAAACTTATTCTCAAAGATTTTAAGAAAACTTTCGGTGATGATTTTTACATTGAGGTTCAATCTCACAATCCAAAAGAAATCAACGAAGGACTCCTAAGCCTAGCAGACGAATTAAAAATTAAGGCGGTGGCAACAGGTGACGCACACTTTGCCAAAGAAGCGGATAGAATTCTAGAAGAGGCAATGCTCATATTGTCCACATCTCCTAAGTCAGATAAAGATGCAGACTTTGAAATGTCTCGTCAGATGAAGAATATGTTAGATAGGTTTAATTATTTATATCCTGATCGCAAAATATCATTTCAAAATTATAATCTATTTATTCAGTCTCGCCAGGAAATAGAAGATGATTTTCGTAAAGCAGGAATTCAACGCACTGATATTTATGAAAATACCATGGAAATTGCCAACAAGGTTGGGGAATATGAATTTAATCGTGGCCTAGACCTCCTACCAGTCCCTAAGACCGATGCTGATGAAAAGCTACGGGAACTGTCTGAAAAGGGCTTAGAGGGGCTTGGGAAGGCCTCAGATGAGGTCTATAGGGCACGTCTAGAGGAGGAGTTAGGGGTAATTGCCTCAAAGAATTTTGCTTCCTATTTCTTGGTTGTGGCGGATATGATTAATTGGGCAAAGACTAATAATATCAGAGTTGGTCCAGGCCGTGGTTCGGCAGCAGGATCTCTAGTTTGCTATTCTCTAGGAATTACAGATGTGGATCCAATTGAATATGACCTATTGTTCTTCCGCTTTATTAATCCAGAACGTAATGACTTTCCAGATATTGATACGGACTTTGAAGACCGTCGTCGTAAGGAAGTTAAAGATTATTTAAAGAAGAAGTTTAAGCACGTAGCGTCTATTTCTACATTTACTTATTTTAAGGATAAGGGTGTAGTTCGTGATGCTGCTCGTGTATTTATGATTCCTTTAAATGATGTGAACAAGGCTTTGAAGTCTGTAGATACGTTTGAGGATTTCTTGGAGTCTCCAAATACAAAAGAATTTAGAACAAAGTATCCAGAGGTCACATGGTTAGCAGAAAGACTACGTGGAAGAATTAGATCGGTTGGAGTTCACGCTGCTGGTGTCGTAGTTGCTAAAGATGATATTCGTAAGTATGCTCCTGTGGAATCTAGAGAAGATGCTCAGGATAAAGTATCTGGTCGTATCCCTGTTGTCGCATATGACATGGATACGGTAGCAGACATTGGTCTAATTAAGCTTGATGCTTTGGGTCTTAAAACTCTTTCGGTTATTTCTGACACAATTAATTCTATTAAGAAAAGAACTGGTAAAGAAATAGATCTGTCAAAAATTAAATTAGATGATCCTGATGTGTATAAAACTCTTAGTGAAGGATACACAAAGGGAATATTTCAGGCTGAAGCTACACCATACACAAACCTTCTTATGAATATGGGAGTAGATAAGTTTGAAGATTTAGTTGCTTCAAATGCTCTTGTTCGTCCAGGTGCTATGAATACAGTTGGAGCATCATATATTAATAGAAAGCATGGCAAAGAAGCAGTTCAATACATGCATCCTATTATGAAACCATTTACTGAAAACACATACGGTGTTATTATTTATCAGGAACAAGTTATGCAAGCCTGCGTTTATTTAGGCGGTATGACTTGGTCAGAGGCTGATAAAGTTAGAAAGATTATTGGAAAGAAAAAAGATGCAAAAGAATTTGATCAATTTAAAGACAAGTTTGTTGAGGGTGCTTCAGAACATATCTCTAAAAAGCAGGCTGAAACCCTTTGGCATATGTTTGAAGCTCATGCGGGATATTCTTTCAATCGCTCTCATGCCGTTGCTTATTCTCTTCTTTCTTATCATACTGCTTGGCTTAAGCATTATTTCCCTCTTGATTTTATGTTTTCAATTCTTAAAAACGAGGCTGACAAAAATGCTAGGACGGAATATTTAATTGAGGCTAAGCGTCTAGGCCTTAAGATTCTTCTTCCGCATATTAATGAATCAGATGTATATTTTTCTTTACAGAAAGATGCAATCAGATTTGGACTAGCAGAAGTTAAATTTATTTCTGACAGTATTGCGAATAAGATTATAGACTTAAGACCATTTAATGACTACGCTGATTTTATTAGCAAGTCTTCTAAAAAGGGAAGTGGCATTAATTCTAGAGCCATATCTGCTTTGAATGCAATTGGCGGAGCAGCATTTGATGATAATCCTAGACAAGGTAATGAGAAAGATAATTACTATGAGTATCTAGGCATACCTACATTTAATTTAGATTTGCCTCCAAGAATTAAAGCGCAGGCAAAAACAATTGATGAGTTTGACCCTATCGGATCATTTGTTATGTTTGGAATGGTTAAGAATATCAAGCGTGGAACTGGATGGGCACGAATAGAATTGGTAGATGAAACTGGGACCATAGGTCTATTTCATAATGAACAAACTCAGATAGAGACTAATCAAATGTATTTTGTATTGGTTGGAGATAACCGAATTGCCAGATACATTAAGGTTTCAGATATTAATCCAAGCTCCAGTGATTTATTCGTGGACTATTTATACAGAAAAGAATACGACCTTGCTGAGGACGAGCACATTGTGGTAAACTTTACCCCGTATAAAACCAAGGCTGGTAAAACTATGGCTCACATAATTCTATCTGATAGAAATAAAAATCTAACAAGATGTATAGTTTTCTCAACAATGTATAAAATTGCCCTAGCTAAAATGCGTGAGGGAATGAAGTGTAAGGTTACTTTATCTAAATTAGATGACGGAACGCTTATGGTCAAGGAGATAAAATGACAGAGGATGTAATTCAGCAACTTAGTCTGAATAAAATTCTAGTTGCAATATTAGAGGAGCATGGTCCAATTTCAGTTCCAACTCTTAAATTTTTAGACGCAGCTAATAAAGATAAAGAGTTGGTTGTTGAATATGACGACGAAACCTTATCTTTTAAATTTAATGTTAGGGGGCAGGAAGAAAATGCAGGAAATGATAACTGATTACGGCTTAGATGCATTAGCAGCAATGCTTCATGAAGTTGCTAAGGAAAAAGGATTTTGGGATGGAGATTATACTCATGACAAAATTGGAAATAAATTAGCTTTAGTTCATTCAGAAGTAACAGAAGTTCTTGAAGCAATTAGAAAAAGCCAAGGATCTGAAAAGGTTGTAGAAGAAATTGCAGATGTAATCATTAGACTATTAGATGTTTATGCTGCAATGAGAAATGAAGAGCAGGTATTACATAGCTTGGATGAAGTCTTAGAAGCTAAAGTAAATAAAAATAAAGAACGTCCAAGGCTTCACGGAAACCTATTCTAAATGGTATAATGGTAGAGAGAAGAAAGATAAATAATGACAATTGTATTAGATGATATATTAAGTAAATTAGATCCAAAAACTAGAAATAGAGTTCAATCAGCAGTAGATGTTCAAGTAAACAAGCAACCAACACCATCCATAGGCCTTAATTTAGCCCTCAAGGGAGGCCTTGCATATGGGAGACAGATACTTGTTTGGGGAAATAAATCTGCTGGTAAATCTTCTTTCTGCTTACAAATGATCGCATTGGCTCAAAAAGAAGGCAAGACATGCGCTTGGATTGATGCGGAACATTCTTATGATCCAGCATGGGCAGAGCAGTTGGGTGTAGATTCTGAAAAGTTAATTTATTCTCCAGCAAAAACAGTAAATGATATGGTAGATGTTGCTACTAAATTAATGGAAGCGGATGTAGATTTAATTGTAGTAGATTCAATCTCTGCTTTACTTCCAGCCATTTATTTTGAAAAAGATGGCAATGAGTTAAAAGATTTGCAAGATACTAAGCAAATCGGTGCAGAGGCAAAGGATATGACACATGCAGTTAAGATGCTCAATTACGCAAACAAGAACACTCTTCTTGTTCTTATTTCTCAGCAACGCAATCAATTTGGTAGTATGCATGCAAGTCATATTCCTACGGGCGGCATGGCGGTCAAATTCTTCTCTTCTACTGTCATTAAACTTTGGTCTAGTGAGGCTGAGGCTAATGCTATTAAAGCTGGCGTTAAAGTCGGAGATAAAATCATTGAACAAAGGGTGGGTAGGCCAGTAAACTGGATTATTGATTATAATAAAGTTGGTCCACCTAATTTAACAGGACAATATGATTTCTATTATCAGGGAGAGGTTCTAGGAGTAGACCATGTCGGAGAAACGCTTGATGTTGCAGAAATGTGCGGGATCGTTGAAAAGGGTGGTGCTTGGTATACGGTGGACGGGGATAGGTTCCAGGGACGTGCTAAAGCGGTGCAGCACCTTCGTGATAATCCAGAAGTAGTGCAAAAGCTACGGGAACAGATTAATGCCAAGTATTAATGAATTTCTTAAACCAGAACCACTAATGCCTTCCGAACTTCAAAAGTTTGATGGCAAAAAACCATGTAGCAAATGTGAAAAAGATTCTTATGTTTATTACTGGAACGCAGTATCTTTAGAGATGACTTGGACATGTCCAGATGGACATAAAAATTCATATAGGATTAATTAATGTCAGAAAGATCCGAAGCTAAAAGAGATGGTGCAAAACAACAAAAGAATTCTGGACGTGGAAGTTATCAAAAGGGTGATGCCCAATGGAAAGATTTTGTAGTTGATTATAAAGAATATGAAAAAAGTATTTCTATTTCTCAAAGTATCTGGGCAAAAATATGCACAGACACATTTAAGGTAAGTAGAGATAAATATCCAGTATTGAAGTTAATACTTGGTAAAGATAACAGTAAGACAAGATTAGCAGTAATCGAATGGTCATTGCTTGAGCAATTAATAGAAAAATGGGAAGAATGAAAGAGATTATATATACAACGCTGACTGGAGTTGCAGTAGGGGGAGTATTTAGTCTATTCAAGTTACCTATTCCAGCCCCTCCAGTATTTGCTGGACTTATGGGAATTGTAGGACTTTGGATTGGATATGCGCTTGTAGTTAGGATTATGTCATGACAGAATCAAAAAATGCATTAGAGCTTATTAGCGATATCACAGAATTTAATGATCTTCATGAGTTTATGAAAGATGAGCACCTAGATAAAACGCTGGCCATAGTTGTTAAGCTTTTAATGAATCCAGATGTGCCTGCAGCTAAAGCACCACAGTTAATTATTGAATTGCAAGCCATGTCAACTAAATTTGCAATGCTTGCCTCAGTATATTCAACTATTGCTAAGGATAAAGCAGGAACAGTAAACAACAATAAAAAGAATATTTATTATTCGGTTAAGGAGTCGGTAGACAAACTTGTAGATGCTCTCAAGTATGTTGTCCGCTATAATGGCTAGAGATATTGTAAAAAATTTAAAATTTAAAAAGTATGAAGGCAAATTTGATGTAAAAGAGTTTGCTAAAATGCTAGACGACGCATATCTTGCTACCAAAAGAGCAGACGGAGATATGCAAAAGTATTCATTTAGCCCAAGTAGTTTTGGTTATGGACAAGGTAATTGTCCACGTTATTGGTATATGGCATTTAGTGGCGCTTACTTTATTGATACCAATGATGCACAAGCAGTTGCTAATATGGCACATGGAACTCAGGCTCATGAAAGAATTCAGGGCATGATTGAAAAAATGGGCGGACTAGTGACGGATGTTGAGACTGAAATAGAAATTAAAAATGAATATCCACCAATTCGTGGCTTTATTGATCTAGTATTTAAATGGGATGGAAGTCCAGTAATAGGAGAAATAAAGACGGCTAAGCAAGAGGTTTGGGATACAAGGCAGGCAGAGATGTCTCCTTCAGCAAATCATTTACTACAACTTCTTACTTATATGAAATTAAAACAAATAGATGAAGGCTTCTTTTTATATGAAAATAAAAATACTCAAGAGCTTTTATTAATACCAGTTCAAATGAATGATAAGAACAAAGCCATCATTGAAGGCCTGTTCTTATGGCTATGTGAAGTTTATGATAATTTTAAAGATGGCGATATTCCGATGAGGCCATTTACAAAAACTTCCTATGCTTGTAAAAACTGCCCAATTAAAAAAGAATGTTGGGCTGGAGAAACTGGAACAGTTCAAATTGAAGCATATGAGGTTCAAAAAGCATGATATGCGCTAACTCTGAATGTAAAAAAGAATTTGAGTCTAAGACTCATAATCAGAAATATTGTTCTGACGAATGTTGCCGTATTGCCACAAATCGACGCATCATGGAAAAGTATTATGAAAAGAAAGCAATTAGAAATGGCGCATTTAGGCAATGTAAAAAATGTAATACTAAATTAAGTAGATATAATCAGGGGAATCTATGTTCGTCCTGTGAAAAAAATGTTAATGTTACAAATAGAGCAAAAATATTAGGGATGATAGATGAAATTAGCTGAACTAATTAAAACAAAAGCTAATAGAGTTTTAGGCATTGATGCCTCTACTAACTCTGTAGCATTCTGCTTAATGGAAGATGATAAGCCAATTAAATGGGGTAAGATAGAATTTGTTGGATCCGATATATACGACAAGATACATGATGCTAAAATAAAAATGCATGCCATGCTAGATGAATTAAAGTCAGATTATATTGTTGTTGAAGGAGCAGTGTTTGTCAAATCTCCAGATGCCGTGATAAAATTGTCATATGTATACGGTGTCGTCATTGCTGAGCTTATGTCTACTGGTGCTCGTGTTATTACTATTTCTCCTACAGCTTGGCAGGCACATATTGGAAATAAAAACCCAACAAAGATGGAGAAAGATAAACTTAAGTTTGAAAATCCTGGACACGCTGATTCTTGGTATAAAGCAAAAATGCGGGAAATCAGGAAGCAAAGAACTGTAGATTATTTTAATAAGAAATATAATCTATCATTAGATGATTTTGATGTGGCAGATGCATTCGGTATTGCCCATTATTCAAATACTGTATTAACAGAAAGATAAAACATGTTGACAAATTTATTTATGGCATTATTTATGGTATCAACAGTAACTGCAATTGTTGTTTCAACTATTACTAGAAAGAAAACTTCTAGTAAAAATAAAAAGATTGCATGGATAGCAGTGGGAGTAACATTTGTGTTGGCGGTCTTATTTATGCCTCCTACAGATAAAACAAACGATTCATCTGCGAAGCCGTCCCCTACAATTACTATAACAAAAGAACCTAAACCTGAGAATCCACTAAGTTCTTGGAAAAAGTATAATGTTAATTGGGCAGAATACGGAGAAGGAATGCAGGATCTAATTGCAGAAACATATAATAAAAAAGATTGTCAAACGCTGCAAGGATTTTTTGACATGACGGCTCAAGACAATGGAAACCATGCTGCTAAATTTGGACACAATAATGCCAATCTTATGAAGTATATAGCTAACCTACTAGAAAAAGCTGGTTGTTATAAAAAGTGAAGCTATATAAAAGCAAAGATTGGCTATATCGTAGATATGTAGTTCAAAAGAAAACTATGGAAGATATAGCAAAAGAATGTGGGGTTACGGTTATGACCATATACCGTGCCTTGAAAGATAATGGATTAATTAAATGAAATTTGTCCACAAGGTATTTCATATAGATCATTATTCTGAAAGAGATACATTAGTTAAATCTATTAATATTTATTTATCTAATTTTTCAGAAGAATTAAATACTCCAACAATTGAAATATCTTCTTTAGATGATCTTAAAAGCTTTTACAACCATAACCAAGACTTTAATATAGATCCGATAGGATATAATTTGCATGGCCAGCAAGGTTGGAAGCTCGGCGAACTTGGTATATGGGCAAGTAATTACACTGCCTGGAAAAACTTTTTGAATACAGACGCAGACTATCTTATTTTGATGGAAGACGATATTGTTTTTAATGAAAACTTTTTTCCATTATTAAATAAATATATGTCTGAGCTTCCAGAAAATTGGGACTACTTCTCGCTCTTTGCCCCAGCAGACCAGTATCATAAATTTGATCCAGGACTTATGCAGGGAGAAAATACTTCAATTGCATACCAAGACTGGTCTTGTCTATGCTATGTTCTAACAAGAAGTGGTGCAGAAAAATCTTTAAGTATTATGCAAAATAAAAAAGTTAATCTGCCATTAGACTGGTTTTTTTATAGACAAAAAGAGAAGTTTATGATATTCTCTATACAACCAAATAAGGTGGGCGGATGCACACTGGCTTCTCTGGAATCAACATTTCAGAACAGACATGAAAGAAAAATAATCGATGGGATATTCTGATCCAACCAACAAGCCTTGGACAAAAGAAAAGATTAAAGAACTAAGCCCTAAAACCGTTTTAGATGTTGGGGCGGGGCAGGGTGTATATCTAGATTTAATTAGAGAGTCTTTAGGTAATGATGTAATTGTTACAGCGGTAGAGGTATGGCAACCATACATAGATCAGTTTAATTTACAAAATAGATATGACTATTTATACCCAATTGATGTTAGAGAAATGACAAGTTTTAATTATGACCTAGTTATACTTGGAGATATATTAGAGCATATGACAGAGCAAGACGCCATAAATTTGTGGGATAGAATATCTAAGGAAGCTACTTATGCAATAATTTCCATACCAATTATTCATTATCACCAAGATGCAATTAATGGAAATCCTTATGAAGTTCACGTAGAAGAAGATTGGAATACGCAAAAGGTATTAGAAAAGTTTCATAGCATAATTGAACATATTGAATTCCCAGTCACTGGAGTATTTGTTGCGAGGTTTAAGTGATACCTAAAATAATTTGGCAGACCTATAAAGATCCATATAATACCCTTCCAGTTTATATGCATGCCAGCATGGATACATGGAAGAATATGAATCCAGATTATGATCATAGATATATGGACGATACTCAGGCATCTGAGTTTGTTTTAAAAGAATTTGGAAAAGACTGGCATGATATATTTATAAATGTTCCAGTTGGGGTAATGAGAGGCGATCTTTGGCGTTATTTAGTTATATATAAATATGGCGGAGTGTATACAGATTTAGATACAGAATGCTTAGAGCCAATAGATACATGGATGTTAGACGGCAAAGATATGATTGTTTGTCCAGAAAATACAGAACATTTTTGTCAATGGACATTTGCAGCAACACCAGAACATCCAATAATTAAATCAGTATTAGATCATATTAAAGAGGTTTTTAAAGCTCCGAATTATGATCAGGATCATTTTGTCCATATACATACTGGTCCTATGGCTTGGACAGAAGGAATATATAAAGCATTAGACACACGTGTAAATAATTTAGTATATGATTCAGACTTGTTAAACCAGTCTAAAAATGCTAAACTATATAAGTTCCACTGTTACGGTGGAGAGCAATGGAGAATATTTCATTTTCAATCAGTAAAGCATATATATGGAAGTCAGAAGTGGAATGACGGAACATATGTTCAATGGATAGAAGATGATTTAGTAAAAAAGAGAAAGAAATTTACCTAGGAGGCGGAAATGCTAAGACCAGTATTTGCAGATGTAGATAAGTTTAAATGTGAAGATTTATATCTTCATTCAGTAGGAGCACCATCTGGTGCAAAAATTTGGGCGGCATGCCACGAAATTGCACACCTGCTTATTGATAAGAATATATCATATGGAGACTCAGCTTTAAATCCAATTAGATTATTTTCAACGGCGGATTCAACAGAACAATTAAAGGTTCGTATTGATGATAAATTAAATAGGGTTAAAAATGCTCAGGGTTTTGCTGGAGATAATGATATTGATGACCTTATTGGGTATTTAATACTGTATAAAATAGCTAAATCCAATTGACATTTTAGTTGACTAGAATTATAATATATTCATATGTCAGAAATAGAATTAGCAGATCATTTTGATCGCATGAATCAGGTTGTCTCAGAATTATTAAAGGGAAACAACCCAACGCAAATCGCCGCAATAACTGGTATCAAGAGGGCGGAAGTCTTAGACCTTATTGATGAATGGAAGTCGGTAGTCCATAACGATAGTGGTTCTAGAGAAAGAGCAAAGGAAGCCATCTCTGGAGCAGATCAACACTATGCCATGCTCATCAAAGAAGCTTGGAAAACTGTAGAGGATGCAGATCAGGCAGGACAGCTAAATGTTAAGTCTAATGCCTTAAAGTTAATCTCAGATATTGAGACAAAAAGAATTGGAATGTTACAGCAAGTCGGACTGCTGGATAACGCAGAACTTGCTACACAAATTGCTGAAACAGAACGAAAGCAAGACATACTTGTAAAGATTTTAAAAGAAGTAACTGCAACCTGCCCTAAGTGTAAGCTAGATGTAGCAAAACGTCTTTCCCAAATAACTGGGATAGTAGAACCAGTGGTAATAAATGATGAGCAGTCAGAAGTATTGTGAGCATGTATATAAATACATGAATGAGAATCCCTGTCCAAAATGTGGAGGGGATACTCACGAGACTGACTGGAAGTATCAAGCGGCGTTGCATAAGGAATGGGTCGCAAGCGGTAAAGCAGAATTACAAGGATGGTGGTCCATTTAATGGATCTTAATTTCAATGACCTTATTGATATATTGGATGGCGAAGAATTTGATGAGCGTCCAGTGGATCTTCGCACATTTGTAACAAGTCCAGACTACCTTGGCCTACCGCCACTTTCAGATTATCAATATACTTTAATTGAAAAATCTTCTCAGATTTACAAAGAGTCTACTCTAATTAAACTATTTGGCGAGGAAGAGGGAAAGCGTAGATTTAAACAGACCTGTAATGAAGTTATTGCACAATTAGGTAAGGGTTCTGGAAAAGATTACTGCTCAACTATTTCTGTTTCATATATGGTTTATTTACTATTGTGCCTAAAGGATCCAGCAACATATTATGGAAAACCTCCTGGAGATTCAATTGATATTCTTAATATTGCTATTAACGCACAGCAAGCAAACAATGTTTTCTTTAAGGGATTTAAAACACGAATAGACAGATCCCCTTGGTTCATTGGTAAGTATGAAGCTAAGGCTTCTGAAATGAAATTTAATAAAAGTATTACTGTCCATTCTGGTCACTCTGAAAGAGAAGCATGGGAAGGATACAACGTAATCGCTGTAATCCTTGATGAAATCTCAGGCTTTGCTACAGAAAATACAACTGGGCATGACCAAGCTAAGACAGCAGATGCTATCTACGATATGTATCGTGGATCTGTAGTATCTCGTTTTCCAGATTACGGTAAAGTAATTCTGCTTTCATTCCCACGATTTAAAAATGATCCAATCCAGAAGTTTTATGATTCGGTTATTGCAGAAAAAGAAACTGTTATTAGAACTAAGGTTCTAAAAATGGATGAGGAATTACCAGACGGAACTGAAGGAAACGAAGTAACAGTTGAATGGGAAGAAGATCATATAGTTTCTTATTCAATTCCTAAAGTATATGCCCTTAAAAGACCAACATGGGAAATAAACCCAACTAAGAAGATAGAAGATTTTAAAGTAGAATTTTATAAAAATATGCCAGATGCCCTTGGGCGTTTCGCATGCATGCCACCAGAAGCAATTGATGCTTTCTTTAAGTCTAGAGAAAAAATTGAAAAAGCTTTTAATAACTTAACTCAAGCGGTGGATTCATTTGGAAGATTAGAAGATTGGTTCGCACCAGACCCAGATAAAGAATACTTTATACACGTAGACCTTGCACAGAAACATGACCATTGTGCTGTATCAATGGCACATGTTCAAAAATGGGTTAATGTTAAAGTAACCGATACCTATTCCCAGCCTGCGCCAATTGTTGAGGTAGATGCAGTTAGATATTGGACTCCTACTTCAGATAAGTCAGTTGATTTTACAGAGGTTAGAGACTACATATTATCTTTAAGAACTCGTGGATTTAATATAAGAGTTTGCACGTTTGACCGTTGGAATTCGCATGATATGATGCAGCAATTAAAACAATATGGAATCAATACAGAAACATTATCAGTGGCCAAAAAGCATTATGATGATATGGCTATGGTTGTTTTAGAAGAAAGATTATCTGGTCCACATATTCAACTTTTAATAGATGAATTATTACAGCTTAAAATTATGAGGGATAAAGTAGATCACCCTAGAAAAGGTTCAAAAGACTTGGCGGACGCTGTATGTGGTTCTATTTATAATTCTATTAGTAGAACTAAGCCTAGCAATAATGAAGAGATAGACATACACACATATGACTCTTTACCATTTAGACAACAAAATGACGGGTCAAGAGAAACCTCTTTGAATGTAATCAGGGCTCCTAAAATGCCTAACGATTTGGCAAAAGCTTTAGAAGGAATGGACGTATTATGAGTAAGTATCAAGAAATGGCTAAAGAATGCAAATGTTGTGGAAAACATGTTCCATTGCCTACAACTTTAAAAGAGTATAATGGACTTAGGCTATGTCCCACTACATTCGCAAATGTGATAGAATATAAGAGACTGTGGAAATCTCTAGGTTCTAGACCCCCAGGAAATATCAGAAAACATTTTTCTGATTATGTCCAGCAGTTAGTGGAAACTACCATTGACAAAAATGAGGACGGAACGTTACAATAGGATCTTGGCAACAGTAGCCAAGTTGGTCAAGGCCCCGAACTCATAATTCGGCTATCGTAGGTTCAAGTCCTACCTGTTGCACGAGAGGAAGATATGGAAGAAGATATGGAATTAGCACACTATCTAGAAATTGGTGCGGTAGAACTAGAAGGCATGGATGAAAACGGTGAAATGATTTTTTCCATAAATGAAAAGGCTAAAGAATTAGCCCCTAAATTATGGGATGCACACATCAAGCATGTGGAAGAGTCTTTAATTGCATTGTATGAACAAGATCTAATAAATGTTGAGTATGATGAAAACTTAGAGGCAATGATTAGTATTAAGCCAGAAGGATATCAACTGGCTAAAGATATGGGACTCATTGAATATGAAAAGAAAGAGACCCCAAATAATTAGGAGGAAAAATGACGGCTCTAATTGAACCGCTAAAACAATATCAAGCAAACTCAGTAGTGTTTGCAAGCACCGCTCATGGTTTTCATTGGAACGTAGAAGGTCCATTATTTTCAGAGTTCCATGAACTTTTTGGAGAAATCTATGAAGATGTGGATGGAACAATAGACACAATAGCTGAATGGCTAAGAGTGTTTGATGTTCAAGCACCTTATACTTTACAGGAATTTATTAATAATCAGAGTTTTGGGGAAAGCAGAATTTCATCTAATTCTCCAATTACCATGACCAAGTCTCTTCTATTAATGAATGATAAAATGATTTTTGATATAACAGCAATGTTTGATATTGCTACACAAGAAAAAGAACAAGGACTTGCAAATTTCCTTGCTGATCGTCAGACAGCCCATCAAAAATGGGGATGGTTCTTGAAGTCAATTTTAAGACCAACAATTAACTAGGGGGAAATATGCCATACAACATTAAACAAAATGTGGCAGGTTGCAAAGGCTATGCCGTAGTAAATGATAAGGGAGAGCTAAAGGGATGCCATCCAGGCAAAGCAGCGGCTCTAGCACATATGAGAGCCCTTTATGCAGCAACTGCGAATGAAGAAAAGATGAAGGACAAGAAAAAGAAAATCTTCTAGACATTAAAAAATACATTTGTTATAATATATGTGGGTCGCCAATAGGGGCCCACATATTAATTTATTCGCTTGAAGGAGGAATAAAATGGTAACAACATTTGCTATGGATCTCTTCAGGGATCCATTTTTTATTGGCTTCAATCGTGAAGTCGAAAGACTAAACAACATTCATCGGGAAGCAATTAATCAGTCATTTCCGCCATATAATATCGTAAAGGTAGATGAGGATACATATCGTGTATCACTTGCGATAGCTGGATTTGATAAAAAGGATGTTGAAGTTTCTGTAGATAATTCTACTCTTATTGTTAAGGGTGAAATTAAGGCAGAAGAAGAGTCTGGAGAAGTTCTTCACAAGGGTATCGCTACCCGTAAATTTACTCGCACATTTGCGCTTGGTGAATATATGGAAGTAGTTGGAGCCGAATTCAAGAACGGCATGCTACATATTGATGTAGATCGTGTTATTCCTGAAGATAAGAAGCCCAAGACAATCAAAATTAAATAAGGTATAATAGTTCTGTCCATGTAGATGGACACGGGCTAATAGTTACGCCTTGGGATCCACCTGAGCATGTGGTAAAACTGCTCATTATAATTTAAGGAGAAGATGTGCCAAACTATGACTATAAGTGTGTAATATGTGAACACACTAAAGAAGTTAACAAACCTTTTAGCGAAGCTTCAATGGTAGAACTTTGTGACAAGTGTGGTGCTGCGATGACAAAACAATTCGGCACATTTGGAATACAATTTAAAGGCGGAGGGTTCTACTCAACTGGAGGATAATTTAAATCTTTCAATGATATAATTAACTAGTTACAAAAGTTGTAACAGGGAGTTATAGTTGACTAGGACTAAATTATGGAGATTATCTCTAGCCGCCATTTTAGGCTTTGGTTGGCTATTTATTACACCTGCTTATAGCGATGATCCATTAAGTTTAGCCGCTCAAGAAATACAAGAATTAAATAAAAGCGTATCTGATTTAAATTACAAGGATGAATTTATATCCCTAATAGATATTGCAGAACAAAAATATGATGACGCAGTAGCCGCAAAAGAGGCTAGAGATGATGCATATGATGCATATGATGCAGCGGTAGCAGCAGAAGCAACAGCATTATCAGAAAAAAATTTAGCACAGTCAGCAATAGATGCACAAACAATAACTGTTTCTTCAGCATTAGCTCAAAAAAATACTGCAAAAGAAGACCTTGATCTGGCACAAGTAAATCTTTCTACTGCAAATACTAATTTGCAAACAACCCAATCTGTAGTTCAAAATGCTGGAGGTGCAGGACTACATTATGATGTCTATACTGGAATAAGACAATATTCTTTTTTATGGCTTACAAATCAAATGGTTCCAGACCAGTATTTATGTAGCGGAACTTTAAATGGAAATGTTTTACAGCCAGGATCTGCTACATGTGGAAGATATTATGATTTTGTAGTTAAAATTACTGGAACTATAACAGTGCCATCGCATTGGACAGAAACAAAATTTGCTGGTTATACAGATGATGGATTTAGAATGTATGTAGATGGACAATTAGCAATTAACAATTGGCGTGAACAAGGCTCTACATGGAGCGCATATTCTCCAATATATGATGTCAGCGAAGATAAAACTTTAGATGTAGAAATTTGGTGGTATAACGGAGGTGGTCCAGGATATTTTCATCTTGGATGGGCTATTCCTGGTGGATGGACTGGAGCGGGATGTGACTATACTGGTGGATGGGGAGTAAATTTTAGCTGTAACCTTAATACATTTTCTTCTGGATCCTCACCTACACAAGCTCAAATTGATGCATATAATGCAGCAGTAACTGCACAAGCGGCGGCACAGTCAGATTACAATACTAAATTAGCAACATATAATACTAAAACTAATATATATAATACAGAAAACTCTACATTAAATACATATAATCAAACATTGCAATCAAAGACCACAGCATACAATACTGCTGTAACAAATACAGCAAATGCTTTGACTGCTAAAAATAATGCTGATGATGCTTATGATCAAGCAATTATTGATATGAATAATGCAATTGACAATGCTTGGGCATATTATGAAGAACAAAAGGCAAGAGAAATTGCTACTGCTTTAGCACAAGCTGCAGCTGCTGCAGCAAATCAACCAACACCTATTGCAAGTCCAGATCCAGAACCTAGTCCTGAGCCATCTCCTGAGCAAACAAAACCAGTCGATCCCACTCCTGAACCAACGCCTGAAACCACAAATGAACCGAAGCCAGAACCAACTGATGATCCTCAGCCCACTCCTGAGCCTTCACCAAAACCTTCACCTCAGCCAACGGATATAAATCCAGACCCAACTCCTGAACCAGAGCCAACTCCAACTTTACCTTCTGAAGAATCACAAAAAGATAATACCATAG